GTAGAACATACAAAGATTGTTGAGATAATTAAAACTCTCAAAAAAGAAACTATAGATTTTGATTGGTTAGTAGATACTACAGAAAAGTTTGTCAAAGATAAAGCAATCTATAATGCAATCGTAGAGGGTATTGGTATTATAGATGGTAAGTCTAAAGATAAAACACCAGAAGCAATCCCACACATTTTAACTGAGGCTCTTGCAGTTTCGTTTGATAATTCTGTTGGACACGATTACCTAGAAGATTCTGAATCAAGATTTGATTACTATCATCACAAAGAAGAAAGGATTCCTTTTGACTTAGAATTCTTTAACAAGATTACTAAAGGTGGACTTCCACCTAAGACTTTGAACATTGCACTTGCTGGAACAGGTGTCGGTAAATCATTGTTTATGTGTCATCAAGCTGCAAACTGTTTATCACAAGGAAAGAATGTTTTATACATTTCATTAGAAATGGCAGAAGAAAGAATTGCAGAAAGAATAGATGCTAATATGATGAATATCAGCATACCAGATTTACATGAACTACCTAAGAAAATGTTTGATGATAAGATTACAAGATTACAAAAGAAAGCAAAAGGTAAACTAATTATAAAAGAGTATCCAACTGCATCTGCCCATAGTGGACATTTCAGAGGACTACTGAAAGAACTTGCAATCAAGAAATCTTTCAAACCAGATATCATCTTTATTGATTATTTAAATATCTGTGCATCAAGTAGATTTAGACCAGGCAGTTCTATGAACTCTTATACAATCATTAAATCTATTGCAGAAGAACTCAGAGGACTTGCAGTAGAAACAAATGTACCTATTATGTCTGCAACACAAACTACTCGAAGTGGATTCTCTAATACAGATGTTGGACTTGAAGATACCTCAGAAAGTTTTGGATTACCTGCAACTGCTGACTTAATGTTTGCATTGATATCCACAGATGAACTAGAAGAACTGAATCAAATCTGTGTCAAACAATTAAAGAATAGATACAATGACCCTACAATGAATAAGAGATTCATCATTGGAATAGATAGAAACAAAATGAAACTATTTGATGTAGAACTCAAAGCACAAGATGAACTTGTAGACCACGGTCAAAGTGATGTTCCTATTGCAGATAAAGGACAAGGATTCGGTAAAGGAACAGGCCCCAATCTATCTGGTAAAGAGGTAGATGTAAATCCATTCACAAAAACAGGTCAAGAACAATCCAAAGAAGACAAATATGACAAATTCTCTAAGTTAAAAGTTTGATAAATAGAAACATATAACTATATTTAAATGGAGAAATTGAATGTCATTTAGACGCTCTATGGAGCAGTTAAGACCTGCTCGTACTCAAAAGATAGATTACACAGAAAGGGTTCAACAACTTTTGGATGAACAAAGGGTTGACACAACATTTAATGCATCTGTGACAGAGTTATTTCCAGCACTTGCTTTTAATATGAAATTTAAACCATCAGGTATAGAGGACTTTAAAAAGTTTTTGTATAAATTAAATCTTGGTGGTAAAGCAAAAAACTCTTTTGATAGGAAAGATGCTAATGCTGCAAAACTAGTTATTGACAAATTGTCAAGTCCACCCAATGAAAATTTACTTAAAACTAAATTAGAAAATGCAATTGGCATAACAAAATATCTTTTTAATTTACATGTCACAAAACCAATAAAAAATGTGATATGGGGTTATAGAGCAAAACCAGCAGGTATACCAAAAAATCATGCTGGAGATATTTTTGTATTTTTTAAAGATGGTACGAAAATAGGAGTTAGTTTAAAGGCTGGCACAGCAAAATCAAAAGAACCATTAAAAAATACATATGTTGGAACACAATATAAAGCTCTGGGTGTTAGTACAAAAGATTTAGAAAATGCATTATGGAATAGAGTATATTCTAAAATACCTGGTATTAAAACAGTTGCCAGTAAATCTAATTTTGTAAAAAATAAAGAAGTAACAAAATTGTATGTAGATTACTATACAAAAAATCAAAAAGCAGCTGATGAATTATATAAAGAGATGTTAGTGGTTGCACGACAACAATTTTGTAAAGTGCTTAATAAAATGTCAACAAAAGAATTTATTAAATGGACACAAGAAACATTTAATCTTCAAAGGAAAGGTGAAACTGTTCCTTTAGTATTAGTTAAGGCTGTTGGTAACACTGCTGAAGAAAAGGGTGATGATATTGTTGATGTGATACCTTTAGTAACTAAACACCACGCATATTTAAATAATAATTCTGTACAAGAATATTTAATTGATGTATTTACACCAAATGATAAAAAAACATTGAAGATGACTATTCGTTCTGATTCTGGTGTAAGACCTGAAAAGGGCACAAGCGGTCAAGGTAGACTTGGCCAATATTTACAATTAAAAATGCAATATAGTGGTACAATAGATTAATGAACAATCTAGCACAACAATTATTATTCGAAGATAAAGGTGGAAAGAACCTACATCTAGAACACATAGAAGATGAGATACTTAACTATGGTATCACAGGTGGTCGTGCATCTATAAACTTTATACAGTCACTAAGAGATATGTTTGCTGGTGCAAGTCGTTCATCTATTAACATGACAGTTAAGTGGGATGGTGCCCCTGCAGTCTTTGCTGGAGTAGACCCAGAAGATGGTAAGTTTTTTGTAGGAAAGAAATCAGTCTTTAATGTAGAACCACAACTCTATAAAACAAATGCAGATGTAGACAAATATACATCTGGTGATTTAAATAAAAAACTTAAAGTTGCATTATCAGAGTTTTCAAAATTAGGTATCAAAGGAGTTTTACAAGGTGACTTAATGTTTACAGATGATGTATCTACAGATACTATAGATGGTAAGAAGTATTATACATTCCAACCAAACACGATTGTTTATGCAGTAGATGTTGATTCAGATTTTGGAAGACAGATTAAAAAAGCAAAGATTGGTGTCGTTTGGCATACAACATATACAGGTAAAGAATTACAAAGTATGAAGGCTTCATTTGGAGTAAACATATCAGGTCTTAAAAATGTATCTAGTGTGTGGCAAGATGATGCAACATTTAAAGATGTATCTGGTAGTGCAACAATGACACAATCAGAAACAGATGCTATAACTAAAGAGTTATCTATTGCTGGTAAAACATTTCAATCAATTAACTCACCTATGTTAACTAAGTTTTTAAATTTACAAAATAGTTTTACGGGTGCATTAGTTGGAGCAGGATTAAAAACATATAATAATATTAATGTTAGACAAGGAAAACCAATATCAAATCCTAAGGCACATGCCATGGGTTATGTTAAACATGTAGAATTAAAATTACAAGAAATGATTGACAAGTCAAAAAGTCCTAAAGGAAAAGACAAGTATAAAAATTTACAAAAAGAATATAAAAGAGAAGTAATGAAACATGTAAAAAATCTAACACAAATAATTACATTTCAAAATGCGATTGTAAATGCTAAAATGTTAATAGTTAAAAAACTAAATCGTGTTAGAAGTATTGGAACATTTATTAAAACAAGTAATGGATTTAAAGTATCAAACCCAGAGGGGTATGTTGCAATAGATAGAGTATCAGGTAACGCTGTAAAATTAGTAGACAGAATGGAGTTTAGTTATAATAACTTCACTGCTATCAAAGCATGGGATAAGTAAAATGAAAAAATTTAAAGAACATCTACAAGAAAAAGCAACATATGAATTTGGTGGAATCTATGAACCTAAAGGTATCAAAGATATCAAAACATATGAAAATCCAAATATAAACATATCTGGTATGGCAACATATGATTTAGAAACTTTAACAAATATGATAACAAGAAAACTTTTAGAATTAGCTAAAGAGGCAAGAACATTAGAAAAGGATGCTAAAAAAGATGCCAAACTTTTTAGATATGGTTCATATAGAACTATGCAAGATAAAATAGAAAAGAATTTAAAATACTTTATTGGAGCTATGGCTGATGTTGAAAGTCAAATGACAACACCAGCGATGAAAGCAAAAGGAACTAAACTAGGGTCTAAAAAATACAAATGAAAAGATTTATAGATTTACAAGAAGCACCTAAAACAGTATCATTTACCTTTGGTAGATTTAATCCACCAACGACTGGTCATGAAAAACTATGTGATGCTGTAAAGAAAGCAAATCCTAGTGATTATAAAATCTTTGCTTCTCAATCACAGAATCCTAAGAAAGACCCATTACAGTATGCAAAGAAAATTGCATACATGAAAAAATCATTTCCTAAACATAAAAGAAACATTGTAGTATCAAAGTCTAGAAACATTTTTGAAATACTAGTAGAACTAAACAGTTATGAAAATCTTATTATGGTTGTAGGTTCTGATAGAGTTGCAGAATTTGAAAAAATAATTAACACATATAATGGTGTTAAAGCAAGACATGGATTCTATGAATATAAAACAGTAAAAGTATTAAGTGCTGGAGAAAGGGACCCAGATGCTGAAGGTGTAGAGGGAATGTCTGCATCTAAAATGAGAGCAGCTGCAGCCGATAGTGATTTTGATTCATTCAAATTAGGAACACCACTTAACGATACAGATGCTAAAAAATTATATTTTGATGTTCGTAAGTCTATGGGTATCAGAGAAGAATTAAATTTATCTGATTTAGAAACACTAAGAGAATTATATCTTTCAGAGCAAATTTGGAATGTGGGTGATTTAATTAGAGTAAAAGGTAAAAATGATAATACATATCCAACATTGGAAATTATTCGTAGAGGTACAAACTATGTAACTGTTATAGATGAGAATTACAAATCTCACAAAGTATGGTTACATGATATAGACATTACAGAAGTTAAACAAGATAAAGATATTAAAGACAAAGAAGGCACTCAACCTGCTAAGTATTATGGAAGTAAACTTGCAAAATCTACTAAAGATAAAAGAGATGCTCAGTTTAAGAAACAAACTAAAATGGATGATGATGACCCAGATGCTTACAAACCAGCACCAGGTGATGCAACAGGTAAAACTAAACCATCTAAACATACTAAAAAGTTTAAACAAATGTTTGGTGAAGATGACGGATGTTGGGATACTCATAAAAAAGTTGGAATGAAGAAAAAAGGAAACAGAATGGTTCCTAATTGTGTTCCAAAAGAAGAAGACAATCCTAGAATTCCTAGAAAGAAAGGACAACCTGCTGGAAGTAAAAAACACTCAGACTTATATACAGATGAAAACCCAGAGGGTACAATTCAAGGATTAGGATTTAAAGATGTAGAAACTGCAAAGTCAAGTGTTGCAAAAATTGAAAGGTCAGACAGAACACATGCACATAAAATACAAGCTGCAGTTGCAATGGAACAAAGAGCAAAAGAAATGGGTAAGACTGCTGAAGCAGGAATCTATCGTACATACATTGAGAAGATGAAAAAGAAAACTAAAAGAATGAGAGAGTTTACAGAATTTATGTATGAGAAGGCACCTGATACAGCAGATGCAATGAAAAGATATAAATCTGGTAAAGCAGGATTTACAGATATTGCACATCTAAAAGCAAAAGGATTAATCAAAAGAGCAGATGGTACAAAGAAAAAATCTGAAAAATATGAAGTAAATGAAGAATTCAAATTCTATCCAAAAGATTTAAAAGATTTTATTCAGATACCAGACTATCCAAAAGATGATGCGAAAGAGATGTCAACAATTAGAAAACTTATATCTACAAGAACAGATAAAGATGAGGACAGTGTTGCAAACAATGATGAAGATTCTTTCTACTCAATTAAAGAATACATGAAAAAGATTGGTGTAAAATTCCATGAAAATGAATTAAGAGATATTGTACAACAGGCAATACCAACAATTAGACATTTTAAGAACAAGTTTAACAGAAGTAGACCATTTGAATTAGATGGTAATCTAGATGTATTAGGAAGTACAACAAATAAAACTAGGTCATATCCTAGTGGACATTCTACACAGGCTATGATTGTTGCTTTATATGTGGCACAGAAGTTCCCAGAACATAGAGATGGTCTTATAGAAGCTGCAAAAGAAGTTGGTATAGGTAGAGTGAAGGCTGGATTTCATTTCTTATCAGACCATGTTGCTGGTCAAATGTTAGGAACAAAAATGTTTGAACACATGAACAAAGAAGATTATGGAGATTCTTTAAAAGAATACTATTTAATAGGAACACCTGAATATGATGAGTATCTAAGAAACTTAACACCTGGTCAATCAGTCAAAGAAAAACTGAATCAATG